ATCATTTGTAACATTCAAATTGCCTCGAATATTTGTTGTTCCAGATACATCTAGTGGATATTGTGGATCCCTTCCTATACCCATATTTTTATTTGCATATACTGTTTGTCCTACTATTAGATTTCCATTCAATGATATATCATTATAAACAATCAAATTGCCTCTAATATTCGTTGTTCCAGATACATCTAGTGGATATTGTGGCATATTTATACGTACACCAACATTACCATTTGAATAATATATATCGTCATTATAAATCCCCCATCTACTAGGTCCAGTTGGTCCAGTTGGTCCTGTAAATCCAGTAGGTCCAGTGGGTCCAGTGGGTCCGGTAGGTCCAGTGGGTCCAGTGGGTCCAGTGGGTCCAGTGGGTCCAGTAGGTCCAGTTGGTCCTGTTGGTCCGGTTGGTCCTGTGCCTATTGGTCCAGTGGGGCCCGTTGGTCCTGTTGGTCCAGTTGGACCAGTTGGTCCTACATATGTTCCATAAGTATTTGGTCTAACCGATATACAATTATTGAATTGCATTTTTATATTATATAATATATTATAAAATTATTATATAATGGTGACGTGTATAATAAAAACTATATAACTTTTTATTTTCTAAATGAACTAAAATCGGCAGTTACTGGCATAAAGTTACCACCCTTTGACTGTAATGCTCCGTAATATGAGTAGTTATCTACAGGAGTTTGACCTTGCATTCGTCCAAATGTTTTATCTGATGTAGAACCATTCTGCGAGTCTATAATAGGACCCGATTTACCATTGTCTTGCTGTTGCTGCTGTTGCGATAAACTACCTTGTCCTAAATTAGCTACACCGCGTCCGGCGTCTTTTAATAAATTCACTGCGCCACTACCTGTATCTTTTAATAAATTCACTGCGCCACTACCTGTATCTTTTAATAAATTCACTGCACCACTACCTGTACTATAAGCAAGATCTCCGGCTGTACCAACAACACCACCAGCAGTATTTATTACATTATTTGCTACTCCTGCAGTATTGTTGAATAAAGATGTTCCTGCTTGATCTAAACTCATAGCTGACATTGTAAGACCACCACCAACTGTATTTGGGTCTGCAGTAGTTATAAATTGTCCATTTTTATCGACTGCAGTTATATTTCCTCCTGAAGCAGAAGCACTAGGAGTCGTTGTTGCGATTGCAGCTGTGGTTGCTGTTGAAGTACCTTGTAATATATATTTTGTATTCCCAGAGTTATCACTATAAGCGATATATACATTTTTCAAATTATCTTGGTATCTACCCGGAGCAACTTGTGTTAATTGTAAATTGATATTTGAACATGCGTTTGTTCCGGAACCTCCATTTCCGCCACAGCTTGTACATGCTCCGCCACTACTTGGACAATTTGGACATTGTGGACAAACTGGTGGAACTGCTTCCGTCTTTAAAAAATAATCATCTGAGAAAAAATCTGCCGTATCTGTTTTACTTGTAAAACTTGGTAACGTTTTAAAATACCAGTACCAACATGTAGGGTCATTTCCACATCCTGTATCAGGTATCTTATACTGGTCATTCCATTTATTAAAATTATCATTAGGCTTTGTCGTCGACGCAGGAGAAGGTGTTACAGGCGAAGATGTTACAGGCGAAGGTGTATCTATATCACTGACTGAATCAGTAACTACTCTCATTTTATTAAATCGTTTTGTTGCAATAATTTGATACTTCTTATCTGCTGTATGTGAAATTACAGATATTATTGTATTTGTCATATAAGATGTTACTAAAACCAAGCCGCTTGTTTTATTTTTATTAGAACACATGAAAACAGTAAGATTTGCTATCGATTCCAATTTCGGCTTTATAGCTGGTTCAACTATAACATTACCTGTACGGTCATATATTGTTAATGTTGGCTCGGATGTTACGGTTGCGGCGTCATCTTTCAAAATCACATATCCATTTGAAATATCATATAAAACTGAAGCAGTAATTTTATATACATCAACATTTCCATTAATATATTTTGGCAATTTTAAGGTCGTATCATTTGCATTTGCGTCGGTATGTACAAAGCTGGAAAGAGGCGCGGTTTCATCTGGTATGGGGGTACCAATAAGTGTTGCGCTTACTGCTTCAATTAGTCCATCACTAGGATTTAATATGTATGATTTTATATGCTCTAATTTATTAGACCCTCCAGCAGTTGAAGCGACTGGATATTTAAATAAATGTATAAATGTTTGTGTATTCATTGAATAGTAAAAATATTGATATTTATAATTTCCATCAGTTATTAGTGTATTTGTTTTATATGTATACTGATTATATAAAGAGCTTGTAGTAGTTATTAGACTTTCAGTGGTATCAATTGAACTAATATTCTCACCTATTTTTACTGACTGATATGTTGTATATATATTTCCATTTCCATTTCTAGGTATTATATGTATTTTCGCTATTGTTTGTCCGGTTGTGTCAGCAGCCGTTGTTGTCGTTTGAGTACCATCTATTTCTAATACTACTCCATTTTTCTTATCAAAGTATAAATTGTCATATAATTGAATTACCCTTCGGTTGGTATCTGTGCTATATTGTGGAATATATATAGAAATATATGAATTCTGATTTCCCTGTTTATTGAAATCAATAAACGTTTCCCTTGGTTTGCAAATAAACCATTTATTCAACAATGTAAATAATACTAAAAATGTCAATATAATTATAAATATTGTAAATACATCTAATTTGAATTTCATCGCAATAATATATTCTATATGAGGAAAATATATTATTTTTTATATATGTTTAATTGAATTTATGCTAAAGATATTTTTATGAAACATAAAACATTACATAAAATTACAATTTATGATAAGACAATGAAATAAATATCTTTGCTTACATGTAAAAACATGGCTTTTAATAATCACCTATGTTTGTAAAAGTATGTGTAAAATTTGTTCCACCTCCTGCATATAAACCGGGTGCGTCTATTAAATTAAACGAGAAAACAGGTTTCTCTTCAGTTCGTGAGGGTGTTGTAACAAGTAATTTATATCTACCAAGTCTCCAATCGCAACAGTCTTTGCGATTTACAATACGTATTGCTTTAACTTTAGCATCTGTACAAAAAAGTGTTAAAGTTGCGCCAACATTACCTGAATGAAACATAGTATTGTCATCTCCATCATATAATTTCTGTGTACCAACCCACCACCACCAACCTCCGTATATACCATTCGAACATGTTGCAGTATATGGTATCTTCTTTGCACCGGGGTTGGCGGGGTCCGAATCATATAACGTGACTTCGTGTATATTTAACCACTCTGGCCAAGCTTCATTTGCTGGTAATGCTTGTATCTTTACTAGTGTTGTCGTAGAAAGATTAGTAATAGAAGGATCAGGAGTAGGAGGAGGAGTACTACCAGGTTCAGCAGTACTATTCGGACCATCAGTACCACCTTCTATTATATTAAAACAATCGAGAAAATGATATACTATTGTAATTATTAAAATTAAAGATACTATCCATAGCATAGTACTACTATTCCAAAATTTTCTAGAAGTAATTCCCATTTATATTATATCTAAATATTATATTTTGTACTTTTGTTGTATTATTTCACTATCTCTCATAATACCACAATAAACGTAAAATGCCACATTTTTTTCTTATTTTTGGCTAAATTTGCAATAATTTTACAATATAAATTTATTCTTTATATATTTACACCATTGCTTCAAGGAACTTAGATACTTTGTCCAATTATAATATTTGCTATTTCATTATCATACTCAGGCATTGTAAATGTATGTGTATATTTTTTACTCTCATCATATAGGCCTTCAGCACTGCTTAATGGAAATGATGCCAACGTATTATCATGATTTGCTTCTGTAAGAACTAAATCAAATGCTTTAAGACGGTCCTGACAACAATCTTGACGATTTTTAATAACTATTTTTGAAATGATTTTTTTTGAATTAATAGGGGTAAGTGATAAAATTGTCCCAGGTTGTCCTCCTACATACATTGTATCATTGTTACGATCGTATAAACTCGGCACATCAAACCAACTCATGCCATAATAAATACCATTAGACGATACTGCAGTATATGGTATAACCTTATCGTTTGGATCGTATAAAGTGACTTCATTTATATTTAACCATTCTCTACCTACGTTAGGTGTAGATACCGGTTGTATTATTACAAATTTTTGACGAGCTACATTCGTTGGTCTATTCGTGACAATTGGAATCAATCCTTCATTCAAATTTAAACCGTTTAATCCATTTTTCAAATAAACAAATATGTTATATCCGATTATAACTATTAGAATAACGGATAGTACATATAAAATATTGTTTTTATTAAGTAATTTCCTAAAATTAGTCTTCATTATACTATATATAAATATTTTCTTCTGTTTTTACATATGTAAATTCAGATTTCAACTTATTATAATCTCTTCCAGATACGGAGATGTAAATAAATTGGATAATTCATCTAAATTTTTTATATAAAATACGCTACCATTATTTCTTACGATAGACAATTTATACGTCTTCAATCGATGTGAGACATCTTTATTATTTCGAATTACTATTTTAGTGATTTTTGCTGACTGAATTTTCGGCGTGATTGTTAGCGTTGCGTTTCTATCTTTTGAACGAAATGATGTATCTTTATCTGAATCCTTTAACTTATCATATCCGTTTGAATCATTATCTATACCCCCACTAACTGAAGCGTCATAGTCTATTTTACCATCTGCACCAAATAATACTAATTCGGCAATAAGTAAATCCTCACCATCTTTACCTGGTTGAGGCCCAATCACTACTTTTTGTGTATCTGTATTATATGTACCATCTACATACACAAGTCCTTCATCTATATTCATATATTGAATGATTCCTATTATAACTATTGCTAATATGATAACTACACTAATTATATTTTTTTTTACATATTTCAATAATTTCATTATATTATGTTGTAATATAATAAAATTGATTCCTATATGAAAGAAATGATAATATATAAATGCTTTCTCTAAAATATAATCCTGAAAACAAATTTGAAATTGGCATCGATGAAGCCGGTCGTGGACCGCTATTTGGACGTCTATATGTCGCCGCCGTTGTTCTCCCAGAAGATCCATCACTCTTCCATAATCCTGATATCAAAGATAGTAAAAAAATAAAAAACAAGAAAAAAATGAACGAACTTTCAGACTATATCAAAGAGCATTCGGCTGCTTGGGCAATCCATTCGATTGAACATGATGTCATTGATAAAATTAATATTCGTCAAGCAGTGTTTCAAGGCATGCATGAATGTATTAAACAAATTATTGAGACACTCGGTATTAATCCTAATATAATTGATAATAAAACCATGTTATTAGTAGACGGTAATGATTTTAAACCATATTCTGTCTTTGATAATGATACAGAGACCTTATTCACTATTCCACATGAAACCATCGAAGGTGGTGATAATAAATATGTGGCGATTGCTGCTGCCTCTATATTAGCGAAATGTGCCCGCGATAATTATATACATGAATTATGTGAAGAATATCCTGTTTTAAGTGACCACTATAAAATCAATAGTAATATGGGGTATGGTACAAAAGCACATCTTGAAGGTATCTTGAATCATGGAATTACTCAATGGCATAGAGTGAGTTACGCACGGTGTAAAGGATCACCATATAATCCTATTTAAGATGGGGTTGTAGTTGGTTTCTTCTGGTTTATGGTGTGGTTTATGGTGTGGTTTATGGTGTGGTTTATGATTTCTTCTTGAAAACATTTGCTATCGAACTAAACCTATCTTTTATGCTATTTCTCATGCCAACCGTTGTTTCCGTTTTTCCAAACATTACTAGCCATGGTCCAGTTACTACAAATCGCAATACAGATATTATAAGTAAAATGAGACCAATTATAAAAGCAATGATTATAACTCTACGAATAGGTATTTCTTCATGACCATAAAACAATATTACCAATATTGTACATACTAATGTATTTTGTAATATTGGCATTATATCACGCTTACCTAGTGCGGGCGAATCACCATATAACCTTTTGAAAAGAAATATACATGCCACTATAACAATAATTAGTATCCATACGATTGATTTCATGGTTTTAATATGATATTCTTCATTAACCACTTCCACCATTATAGTATATATCTATTTTTTATTCATATGAAATCATGTTATTTTCGAAATATTCTCGCGGAATGTTCATATATTTAGTACTCTTGTCATACACACTATATCCTATCAAAATAGTATCATCATCCTCTAAATAATTAAATCCTAACGTATATTCCACCTTCTCGCCTTCAAACGTAAAGAATGGTGTATATTTTTTCAACTCAAACGTATTCTTATCTAATACAACAACCATATGATAATAATACCGACGATCTTCATATGATACTGTATGACAAATTAACCAAATCTCGCCTTTTATAATAACACCATTCGTTGAACCTCTCAAATGCTTAAACAGAACTGGTGTTTTTATTTGATGGGTTTCTACAAAGTCTTCCTCTATGATATCTCCTATATTTAATTTTGGTGACCAATTATAAATTGCTTTTTGGTTGTCGGTTTCGGTTTCGGTTTTGGTGTTTGATGGAATAAGCACCCAATTCTTTTCAATTGTGTGTTGATTTTCCTTTTTCAAGCATCTTTGCTTGCGCGTTGACTCTTTTGATAAATCGATTATTCCATGTTCAATACCCATATTTCCTAGTGAAAGACCTCTATTTGAATTATAATAAATAATATTATCGTCATTGAAAATTCGGATATCTTCTAACCCTACATATCGATCATCCAATGTTTCGTCATATTTCAATTCAAATTCTTGGACATTTTTCCATATTGGACCAGATATATCAATAATAGCAATTGCGTTTCTCGTTTGAATTTTTTCTTGGTTCACATAATTTCCATTATCATCAATCCTATAATTCACATATCTCACATTTATTATAAGATGGTTTCCTCGTGTGGTAATTGACGGGGTGCTTGTAACATATTCACCAGATTCCGTTATCTTTAATGACTTTGTCGCGTTTTGTAAAACATCCATATGTTGTTTGGACAACGGTTTGTTATGCTCGATAATCTTTTTTGAATAAAATTTGTAGTTATTGAGAACATTTTTTGTTGTCGAGTCATCAATATGTGGATCATTTAATACTTTCATATTTATTTTGTTTAAATCATAATTGTCATCATTTGCATAATATCCTACAATCGACATTTCATAATCCAATTTGTAATCATAAATATCCTTTTGTAAAAATAAATATTCGGAAGAAGCACCCCATTTTGTTCTCGATTTATCAGCAATAGTATAATACAAATATGCCAATTTATTCTTACCATGAAGCCTATAATGTTTCACGATTTCGTATAACGCCTCTAATCTCTTTGGATAATATTCATACCCCTCCATCCAAACGCAAATCGCCTTTTCCATTTCGCCTTTTGTCACATAACATTTACCAATATTATAATAACTATACCATACTTCTTCCACCCAACCGCCAATTCGAATTCGATTCCTATACATCTCGATTGCTTTATCATACTGTCCTGCGTCCTTCATACTATTTGCCAAATAAAAAGTATATCGGTCATTATCCGGATTTTCTTCCAATCCTTTTGTCAATAAACGAATGTCTCTCTCAAATTTATCTGTCTTTGCTCCACCATCTCCAATATCATCAATAAACAATTGACTGTTCTCAAAAAAACCTGATTCTGCGTTCTCCGGTGATTTCACATATTCATGTGTAACCCCCCAATAAGAAAAATTTCGGTAGTTTTTCACAAGTCTTACGTTCTTATAAAAATAAGTTTGAGAACCTTGACACACATGATAAAAATCTTTCGTTAATCCCCTTTTAAATTGTCTTATGTTCTCCGGTTTCAAATACGAACCCGTTAAAATCATATCCGCATCTAGTAATAAAAGATAATCCATATTTGGCATTTCCGCTGCAGCATTCAGCGCAAACGTTCTATTATAACCAAAATCCTTGAATGGTTCTTGGACTATTTTTCCGGGTATATTATGTTTTTTGAAATATTCTGTAATGATTTCGATTGTATTATCAGTGCTTCCTGTATCACATATACAATAACCATCCAATATTTTTATTATAGAATCTAACAATCTCAAAATAATTTTGCTTTCATTTTTCACAATCATATTTAGACATATTTTAGGCGTGTCGTCATTTATTTGTATGACTGTATCAGGAAATTTGAGCGAGAACATATATACATTATTATTCTTTCTTTTTATACATTTTTATGAATTATTATTTTATATCTATAAAATAACCTATTATAATATAATCATGGCATTTACTAGATTTCACGATGACCCTATAAGAATCAAAAAAGAATTACAAGAAAGTACATTTGCCGAAAGTTATTATTTAAACAAACCTGGTAATGGAACCACTGTTCCTTTTCAATTGGACCCACAACTACGTTTACAAGGATGGGGCGCAAACTTGTGTACAAACGCAATCAATCTTGAAAGCGATTTTCGCGGATTAACCCGTAAATTAAACAGAGATCTTGAAAAAGTAAATGACTATTTTGATCATATGACTGAGTCAGATCCATATGTTTATGATAACGCAAAACCGTTTATCGATGAATCTAGAGCAACCCATCCTGCTTGGATGTATAGAGTAGTTGAAAATAATCGGTGGGAATATCCTTGGATAAATCCACAAGATAATTGTGAACGCCAGTTTAACTGGAATGTTCAAACGCGAATTTTAGAGAAAGATAGTTATGTTCCACGAGTACCGAATGTTTCCACTGTTGAACGCGTGGATGTTTATCCTATTAGAAATTGAATTAAGTATTGATTTTTGATTCGTATAAAAAATAAATAATACTACCAATATAATTTATTTTACTATTCTATATTAAGTATACCTTATGGCTGAACTGGCAATTCCAATGGTCGCTTTGGCTGGCCTTTTTATAATGAATAATCAAAAAAAAACGGAAACATTTAGTCAGAGAACAGGCGATAATGAAAACAAATATCTGCCGAATATTGATGTTCCAAACACTAACTTTCCGCAAGAGTATCCTATTAAAAACGCAGAGAACGATTTAACCAGTCAATTGTCTACTGTAAACAAATTCGATGGACAGGGTGTATATACTGATAAATATTTTAATCCTAATTCGAAAATGTCTATATTGGGCGGAACCTCTGGACAAAATAGCAATATGTTTAGCAGTCAAGTACCCAATCCTGCAAGTTCTCAATATGTTTCATTAACTGGTGAAAAAGTGGGGTCCGACTACTTTCAACACAACAATATGGCTCCTTTCTTTGGAAGTCATTTAAGAACTATTCGAACCGGCGCAAATTCAAATGAAAGTATTATGGATAATTATGTAGGGTCTGGTTCTCAAATTATTAGTAAGACTGAACGCGCACCTTTATTTGCTCCTCAAGAAAATTGTCAATTAGCCAATGGTGCCCCTAACATGTCCGATTTTTATCAATCGCGTGTGAATCCGTCCAATAAAATGTCAAATGTGAAACCTTTTGCTGAACAAAATGTCGCTCCAGGTATAGGCGTTGGATTTGGCAATGAAGGTGTTGGTGGGTATAATTCTGGACTTATGGCGAGAGATATGTACTTACCTCGAACGGTCGATGAATTACGTGTTGCAAATCATCAGAAATCTGGTGGTATTGGGTTATATGGACATGAAGGTCCAGCTGGATCTGCAATCGCAAGTCGAGGTATTTTAGGACAAATGGAAAAGAATCGTGTGGAAACTTCTTTCGAATTAGGTCCAGAACGACTATTTACAACCACTGGCGGGACCATCGCTCCAACCAGTCGCGCAATTAACGTTTTAAAAGATGTTGCGAGACATGAAACCGCAAGAGAATATGTTGGTGGTGCAGGGGGTGTCGGTGCTTCTGCAGGTGCTTTTATTGACGGGGAATATATGCCTTCAAAACACATTGATTTAGGTGCTGTTCCACTTGCTCCTGCCTATCGAACTGGCGCAAGTGGTGGTAATGAATCCGATTATGGATACAAGTCAAAGATGATATATCAAAACAATCGTTCTGTGAATGATCAAGAAACGTATTTTGGTTCTTTTGGAAGCGCCATTGGAGCAGTAGTTGCTCCGTTGTTAGATGCTCTTCGACCATCTCGTCGCGAGAATACTATTGGTACATTACGTCCTTACCAAAACCCTGGAACCACTGTATCCAATTCATATGTATTTAACCCTGCTGATAGACCTGGAACCACCATAAAAGAAACAACGGAAGATTCCAAGGGTCATTTGTTTATTGATAGAAGTCAACGCGGTGGAGCATATGAAGTCGCTGGTAACCAATGTGCAATCAATAACAGAATGACCCAAAATATTGATTACACTGGCGCAGGTAGTGCGCGAGTAAAAGAATCGCGAACTTACGACGCAGAATATAACCAACGCAACAACGACTTGAAATCATCTACGATTGCTTCTTATACGCCTAGTGGAAATATGGGGCTATATTCTGGTGATATAAATATGACTGGAAAGGCAAAAGACGATTGGCAAAAAAATACTCGCGCTCTAGACCCAACCATGCCTAGGCAAACACCATCTATTGGAACTATGGGTCAACAATCTTCGGTTGCTCAAAACGCACTATATTCAAATATTCAATTAGATAGAACAAATCCGGATATGTTATCTCAGTTGAAAGGTAATCCATTCGCTATTTCTCATTTGAACGGTCTATAATGTGCGGTTAGTCAGCTGGGATTGTAATTGTGTATATGCTTCATCAATTATTTTGTTCAATTCTTCTCTTGATACATTGACTTGTTCCAATAAACACTTTATGATTCTCATTTTATTTGGAATATAATCCATCTCTGTTTTGTATTCGCGGATAGTTGGTCTCATTTTTTTTGTATGTTGATATAATAGTTGAATTTGCTCTATTATATTATCTTCCATTTGTTTTAGAGCATAAAATATTATTTTTTTATCTTCTTCTGACGGTTCATCCTCGTCATCTATATAATAATTATGTATTTGTTGTGTCCATTCTAACTCTGTTTCTTTTTTCCATCTATTATCGTGTCTTATATGAAGTATTTGTTGGTTCTCGTCTTCATTCTTTATACAGTGAATTGGTCGTTCAGCGATGGGTATTTTATCTAGTTCGGTTTTTATGAGACGGACAATTGTATTCACATAATCGGCGCTTGAAATATATTCATGATATTCAGTATCTAACTTAATACCATTAATCATATCCATGAAATTCTTTGCGTTATTACAGTGTTCATTGAGAAAAAGGTTTACATTATAATTCTGATTATTTTGATTGTTTGTTATTGCGGTGGTTGGTTGCGCATTTTCCTTGATATCTATTAGCATATTGGTCATCGTATTTAGTTGTTCTTTTATATTTTGTTCGTTGATTGGTTCTGGTTCTGATTCTGATTCTGGTTCTGAATGCTTTATGCATTTCTTTGAATGATGCCAAACGCCGTTTTTTCCTTTAAATTTTTTATTACAAATATTACAACTATATATGAATTTGTTTGATTCATGGATTTCTTTATGGCGTATAGTTAATAGATGTCTATTATATATTTGTTTTGAATTAGTATGAATAGAACAATTATCACAGTTATATTTACAATCACAGTTATATTTACAATTACTCATTATAAATTATAAATATACAAAATTTAGCTATTTTGAACTTTTATTCAAAATAACTTAGTTATTTTGAACTTTATTCAAAATTGCTAAATTCTTTTATAAAAAATCTCAAAATAAAAAGTCTTGAAAATTTTGAAAAAAGGAAAAGTTGTTTTTTCAAAAAGTTCTTCGAAAAAGGTTTTTCAAAAGTCCAGAATTT